ATACGTTTTTATTGATGCCAATCATCTGACCGACAGCAGTTAACACGTTCATTTTTATGAGTTGTACTCTAGTTTCACTAACCCGCTTCACCGGCAATTTTGCTATCCCTGAAATTTGGGAGTTAGCAATTCTATCGCGTGGCTTATTCCATCCGTAGGTAAGCCGGATCACCGCAAGCAACACCTTGAATTGGCGTTTGGTAAAATCTGCGCCTGCAAGCTCTTCCAGAATCATTGTTGCCAGTCGGGTATACCCATCATCAAGATCGGCCACGCGACACTCCACGACCTCCAGATGAGGCCTGATAGGTGAGACATTGTTGTTATAATCGATAGCGTTACTCATTGGCTTTTCCCCGGGTGGCTTTAAGCCCACGGAAAATTTCAGTGAACTTGTGACCGAATATTGGGTTGTCCACGCAGACCATGACTAACTCGTCTGGCTTTGCAGAACGCTGCTGAGTAACGTCTCGCTGTTTTGCGTTAGTTTTCTTTCGCATGTATAATTACCTCTGTAATTGGCTTGCATACCTGATTACCGATGCCCTGACAGTTGACGCTGTTGGGGCATTTTCATTTGGGATATTCATGATTAGAGCCGCATTGGCATGATGACGACCGAGGCTTTACTGAAAGAACCGGCAAACTCGATGATTGCAGAACCTATCGTGCTACTAGGCTTGATGCGGATACCGCAATATTTAGGACTGTAGAGCTTTGCTGCCTTTTCGATATCAGCTAAATAACCAGCGTTGAAGCCAATCTCTGAAACCGGATTATTTTCTTTCGGTATGTTTCGTTCTACTTTTGGATACACTCCATCAATGACTTCACATAACCCTATGCAAGCCTTGATGCCATTCTTATCCAGGTAAGAAACAACGCCGGTTTCAGTATCGATAACTGCTGTTTTGAACTTGGTAAATTTAGGGCCATTGATGGCAACAATGACGTTCCCTTCCAATCCTTCTGTATCGTGCTCACCGATGAATAACCGATGACCATCTGTTGCAAACAGCTTCTTATCAGGCGCAAAGCAGATCCCGTTTAAGTAATAACGAACATCTTTCTTTGCCTGAAAAATCATTGCGCTTAATAGCGCCTCTTTACTCAGCGTTAAAATCATTTTTAACCTCAAAAATTTATTGTTATTTGTTCGGAATCCCTGCCCTTCTGTTGGGATTTTTGTTTTGCGAGCAACAAAGCCACAGACTTAGCCAGCCTTGCCATCTCGTCATCAACTACTCCCCATTCCAAAACAGCCAGAAGCATTGATATCTTCGGAATGAAGCTTTCTTTCCAGCGTGATATCTGTGATTTATCCACGCCTACAGCGTCAGCAATGTCAGTGACGCCTCGTAATGCAATCTTGTTCAGTAGTTGGCTCTCAATGATTCGAGCCTTGTTGCGTGTGGTTGCACGTTCCATTGCGTACTCTTCCCTTGTTAGATGTTGTTACGTGACAAAGCTGTGAGCTTGTCACTTTGGTTGCCCCAGACTTTCCGGGGTGAGGTCAGTAGTGTTAAAGAGCGGTGGTGCTTAAGCTGCTTTCGATTCTGGCGGGAAAACACTATCCAATGAGCAATTACCGCCTAATTCATTGAGTGCCTGAACTATTTTTCTACTTGTGTGAAGGTCAGGAGTTCGGGTTCCTGATTCATAATTGCCAATGCGAGACTGGCTCCAGTGGAGTTTGTTGGCTAAGTCAGCCTGGGTTACTCCAATCCTTTTTCGCTCTTCAGCAATTTGATTCATTGCGAATGTCCCTCTTGGTTGCAGATACTCTTATTAAACACAATTTGTGATTACTTGTAAACACGAATCGTGAAAGAAGAAAAACACGCAATGTGTTAAAAGGACGTCATGAAAAATATCAACCTCCAAATAGCAGAACGCTTAAAGGCGGCAAGATCGGCCTTGGGATTAAGTCAGCGAGAATTAGCTGAGAAATGCGGCTGGGAATCACAATCTAGAGTTGGAAACTATGAACTTGGCACTAGAAAGATAAGCGCAGAGGATGCTGTTACGTTGGCTTCTGCTCTGGGGATTAGCCCTGGAGAGTTAATGTTTGGAAATGAATCGGATAAAGTTTACGTACAAAGGTCATACCCAGTGGTTGGGAAGGTAAGCGCGGGGCCGTGGCAGGAAGCAATAGAGCCTGAAAGGATTCGTGATATTGAACATTGGGAAGAAACAACAAAGCGAGTTAGTGATGATTCGTTTTGGTTAGAAGTTGATGGTGACTCAATGACATCTGATAAAGGAATAACCTTTCCAAAAGGGATGCTGATTTTAGTTGATCCAAAAGCAAACCATGAGCCTGGTAGTTACGTTATCGCGAAACTAACGGAAGAGAACTCCGTGACCTTTAAGAAGTTCGTTATAGAAGGTGGAGAGCCTTATTTGGTGCCGCTTAATAACGACTACAAAACAATCCCTGTAAAGAGAGATTGTAAGTTTATCGGTGTCGTTAAAGATATGGCGTGGAATGAAAGTCTCTAACCCACTGCTAGCCCATAACTTAGGGGGCGCAATGAAAAACTATGCAGTTCCAATCATTCTGATTGTGATAGCTATCATAGGTCTCCTATACGCCAACCGCACATCAGAGAGAATAGCTCAATGGGTTAGCCAGGTGTTATCGTTTATCTTCACTGCTAGCCCATAGAAGGGTGGGTAAAGATTGCAGCGCATGCAGGCATTAATAGATAAAACTCGTTGACGCGAGATCCCCCATGCACAACAATGAATTGTGATAATGGGCGTTTTTTTAATTTAGGTGATTAGTATGGCAGTAGTTGAGTTTCAATTGTCTAAAACGATGATTGACTGGATAGCAAACGCAGAAGGCGTAACAACACACGCCTTAGCTGGGCTACTGATGCCAAAAAAACAAGACAAGTTTATGAATGGCGTGGTGACAAAAGGGGCGGCAGAAAAATTAGCCAGAATGGGTGGGATACCTTTTGGTTATCTTTTCTTGGATACCCCCCCAAAGGCACGCAAGATTGATATTCCTGACTTAAGGCAATCTCCAGACTCTATCGAATTATCTAAGGATTTTTTTGATACGTATGAAGACATTAAGTATAAACTTGAGTGGTATAAAGACTACTTACAAGAATTTGGCGTTGATAACGAAAAGGATTTTATCGGTAGATTTACAATAAGGTCTGAGGTGGTCGATGTTGCAGCCGACATTGCTAAAACTATAGGCCTTGATTTAAAAAATATTCTTCCTACCGTTAATAAAGAATCTTATTTTAGTGCTGCCAGCGCGTTAGTAGAGAGTGTTGGGATATTGGTATTCAAAAATGGCATAGTTAAGAGCAATACCAGAAGACCATTAGACACAAGTGAGTTTAGAGGTTTTTGTATAATCGATCCTATAGTTCCAGCCGTGTTTATTAACGGGGCTGACGCTTTTGCGGCGCAAACTTTCACGCTCTTCCATGAAGTAGCTCATCTATGGGTGGGAAAGGATGGAGTTTCTAATTGGGACTTTGATAACAAGATAGAGGCATTTTGCAACAAAGTTGCCGCAGAGATATTAATGCCAACTGTTCACTTCATCGAAAAATGGGAACGTGAAATAAGTAACGGCATGGATGAAGTACATGCAAATGAGGGTGTTTCTAGATTTTTCAGAGTCAGCGCTTATGCTTCCGCTATAAAAGCAAAATCTTTAGGGTTAATTGATAATGATTCTTTTTTATTTATAAAAGGAATTAGTAGCAAAGCTAAAAAAGAAAATAAGAATGGTGCAAACCCTTATGCTGTATATCCCCATAGAAACAGCCCAAAAATAACTGATGCAATACTATCTGCCTCCATCACCCGATCCCTTCCTCTTCGGGAAGCAGCCAATATGTTGAACATTAAGACTAATACTGTCATGGAGCTCTACAAAAAAAGGAATGCTAAATGATACCCAAGCGCTTCTTGATAGATACCAATGTCTTCATTGATTCGAAAAACTTCTCATATAACTTTGATTATTGCAGGATATTTTGGGATTTTTTATTAACCCTGCATGGTAATGGTCTTATTTATAGCATAGATAAAGTAAAAAATGAGATATGCAATAAAGAAGACCCACTCTGCAAATGGGTAAAAGATGAACTGCCAGCCACTTTCTTTGAAAGTGAACACTCGTCTATGGCAAATTATGCAAAGTTAATTAATTGGTCAATGTCCCTTGATATAACAGATAAGGCAAAATCAGACTTTGCAAGCCAAGACAAGGCAGATGCATTCCTCATAGCACATGCAATGACCCATAATTTCACAATTATCACACATGAGAAAACATCTGGCGGGCAACCCAAAAGAAGAATAATGATTCCAGATGCTGCCGCTATTCATGGTGTCGATACGCTCACCCTGTTTGAGTTTTTGCCAAAATATGCTGGGCACAATTTTTCTGTAAAATAACCAACCCGGCCCCGCTGCCGGGTTTTTATATATGACTAAATTACAAAAACTATTCATAGAAGAACGACATAATCTTGAGCCGTGGGAAGCCACCCCCTTGGCATCCCTGATTCGTATATCTAAAAAATGTGGGCGCGATGAAATTGCTGCCGCACACATTTCCATTATGTATCTTAAGTCAGAGCTAGCAATGACATCAGATTGGGATGGCGATACCCAAGACGATATCTGGAAAACAATTGAACAACTTAAGCAGCTCCTGAAGTTAATTTAGAAACTACTTCTTTGCGCATGTAATCTGGCAATCTCACCACCCTGCCCGCTTTAAACACTACTCACATCACACTTTTCACGCCTGATAGATGGGTGCGAAAGGGTCACATCTGAATTATTTTCAAATTAAATTACTTTAAAAATCAATCAAATAAAGAATCACACTCAAATTAATCACATTTCGTGTTGATTATAAAAACACATTATGTGATTATCAATTCCATCAACACGGCAGGACGCCGAAGCAGTACGACAGGAAGTGCTCTTTAACATTGACGGATTTCTCCCGGATAGTCTGGGAGACCAAAGAGAAGTTGGCTTTGCACCTTAGTAGCTCAGGAGAGCGAGTAAGACCAGTGAGTCGGCAAGGGAATTCGAACCGCACGTAGAACACGACGTGTATCAGAGATGGCAACAACCACGGCAGATGCATCTCTCGAGTGTCATAGGCAAATAGACTGGGTAAGAGTGCAAGGCTAGTGGACTTACCACTACCCATGAATCCGTGGGTTTTGGCAAGACTACTAATTGAGGGCATTAAAATGACAATGAAATACTCGACAGTAAAATGCACCAAATCCACTAATACGGCTAATTTTGCAGAGGGTAAATCTTATCGTATGTTCCACGCTTCGCACGACGACGTTATAGAAACAACAGACGGTCGAGCATTTGGCATTACCGCTCAGCTTGAACACGCTACATCACACGGAAACTTCCAATTCCAACTGGTTGGCGAATACAACAGAGATGAGTGATTTTACCGTTGCCCTTATACGTGAGGGCTTTGGTAAGACCACCGGAGGTAACCATGGTAGCGATCACAATCAAACCAGCTAAAGAGAATTCAAAGACACGCAAATTTAAGCGTACAGGTGAATTCTTCGCGGCGAAGGATGCCAACCGAGTGTTGGCAATCCGTATTGAAGCAGCGTTCACAAAGCTCTCTGAGGGCTGCACATCGAGGGTATACAAAGCAACGATGCCGGTACCGGTTCGCAGCAGTGAGCGACCAAGCGCGGACAACATATGTTTGCCTGAAGTAGCTAAGTTTGCAGCAGGCTTCCGTAAGTCAGAATCATTAACAGCGAGATAAATACCATGCCAATGTCATTCCCTGATTTAGAAAGTCTGAAGCGTCGCGCAAAAATGCGAAATTTCCGCCAGCCGTTAGAAAACGAAACAGAAGAAGTGTACCGCGAGAAGTTTGCTGATTTTATGGTGAACATTGACCGTGTTGAATCTGGTGAGATTCGTTCAAAGTTGGGGTGGGATATTCTCCAGCTAGACCCAGCCACTGCTTTGAAAATGATGGGAATCGATATTTCTGGACTCGCAGATTAACGTTCGCAAAGAAGCCCACCACATAGTTAAGGGGTAAGAGATGAAAGAGGTAATTGAAGAAATAAAGGCTGCGTACGTTGCGTCTGGGCGAGCGTTCTCGCATGACCCAATGCCGTTTGATGATCGCATGGAAGCAATGAACAAGTGGTGGGAAGCAGTGACGCCAGAAAAGGTGATGAAGCTAGTTAATGCTCTTGAAAAAGGTGGCTACTCACCGCCACCTAGTGGGAACGGAATGGCTGGTGCGGGAAGTAACTAATCTGTGAGGTGCAAGAACCAAGCTCTAGATGTTGACTCTGACACCAATACATACGCCCCACTCGTTATCGCGTCTGCAATTCCACTAACCTGAACCCTTACCTGCTCTACAGACATTGCTTTATTAGCAACATATTCAGCATCAGGAAGGTCATATTTCTGTCCGTTAGAACCAACTATATATTTTGAGTATCCATGCGCTGCCATATTTTCATGCAGCGTTTCGTACTGTTCTGCGCTTGCGCGATGCAATTGAACTCGAACTGTAAAATCTGCCATTTTTAAATCCCTATATTGACTGTGGAATAACCAACATATCAATTTCCTTTGACTGTGGAAAGCAGGGAAACCACGGCTGGGCGTGGCTAAATATCCCAGCACAAATTATCAAGGTCGCATAACGCGGCCTTTTTTATTGGCGGGTAAATGAGGAATGAATGATGGTGGAAATCAAAGAAACGAAGGATGTTTGGCTAACGGTTACCAATAGCGATTTAACAGAGGGGCGCGGGCGACCGGTGATTTTGTATGTGTGTGACAGCCCAGTAACAGCAGATCGACTGGGTAAGAAAAAGTCAGTTCAGGGAAGTGACGCCGACACCATCAAAGCAACAGCGGTAAAAATTGGCACTCGCTGGCTAGTTCCTTGGGAAATCGTACCAGAAAGCGATGCAGATAAAGTGATTAGAAAAAAGAATGAGGCACTCGACCAGATTGTCGAGAAGATGCGCGAAAAGGGATTTTCGTCAGATGAAATTGCTGCCTTAACAACTCGCTAACCCCCAGTGACCTTACCCCTGCCACTTAACCGGTGGCAGCAATAAGACCACTAGATTCTATAGGGAGCCTGGCCATGGATAACAGGCGCAAAACTGGAGAGGTAATTATGTGACCGCTAATGAGTGACCTTACCACTGCTTGCTTATTAGTGAGCTTTGGCAAGTTCATTGATAGAGGGTAAGGCGATGAAGTTTTCTAAGAAAGTTTATAAAAACACTCCAGAGTACGCACTTTACATAAAAGCTAGATTTGCTGATAGATCATCACATTCATTTGAGTTTGATGGGCATCGCTGGGCCTACGAACACACTAGCTTTGACGACGCTGGTAATTACGATTTGCTGTATCGATTTACTGATGATGAGGTTTCACCTGTAGAGACATCTGACGATTTATCAGTGCGCGATTACATGGCAGCCAAGTACATGCAGGGTGTGAGCGCTAACCCTGAAAGATTGTACAGCAACGATGACTTGGCAGAAGAAGCCTACCAGATCGCAGACGCAATGATTAAGGCGAGAGGGTGAGATATGAGCTTAGACATGACGATAAAAGTTGAAAGTGCTGGCGTAGAGATAGATCGATACAAGCACCTTACTCTTGAGCTAGTTCGCGCTGAATTGGTTGAGGCTGTAGAAATAAAAGACATCGTTGGCGAATACGGTTCCACTGATTTACTGGAAGAAATTGGCAAAACCGACGTTATTTCTTGGATTGAAAATCAAGGCTACACCGTAACAGAAACCGAGTGACTCCCCACCCTCACCAATCCCCTGAGTAAGCCTGACAACTGTCGGTGTTTTGCTGTGGGCTAAACACAAGGAAATGAGCATGAGCATAGTCGGTTGGTATTACTTACACGTAAATGGCGACCTTATTTATAAACCAGACCCAGAA